CTTATAAAGAAAAGTTAGAGTTTCCAGAATTAAAAAGAGCAGCTTACGATAAGTATCATGAGTTTGAACCAGATCAAATGATTATTGAAGCAAAGGCAGCAGGCTCACCATTAATTTTTGAATTAAGATCTATGGGCATACCTGTGACAGAGTTCACTCCAAGTCGAGGACAGGATAAAATTGCTAGAGTAAATGCAGTTACAGATTTCTTTGCAAGTGGCGTAATATGGCATCCACCCACTAGGTGGGCAGAGGAAGTCATAGAAGAATGTGCCTCCTTTCCATCAGGAGATCATGATGACTTGGTTGACTCAACTACACAAGCTCTGTTAAGATTCAGGCAAGGTGGTTGGATTAGAACGAATATGGATGACTGGGATGATGAACCAGTATACAGAAGGCCAGTGGAGTATTATTAATGGATTTAGTGCATATTATAGATGGCCTTATTGGTATAATCGTTTTAGGCGGTGGTTGGTTTTTAGGAACACAATCTAGAGAAATAAAAAGAATTGATATATTATTAAATAAAACCAGAGAAGATTATGCAAAGAGAGATGATGTAACTGTGGCAATTAATAGATTAGAAGAAAAAATAGATAGAATTTTAGAAAGAATTAAATAGGGAGTAATTCATGGCTGTCGAAAAACAAATGACACCAGCAGAACTAAGTGAAAAAGTTTTAGCTGAACAGGAAGAAAAAATACAAGTAGAGATTGAGAATCCTGATTCAGTTTCTGTAGAAACAGAAGATGGTGGAGTTATTATTGATTTTGAAGGAAGTAAAACAGAAGAGCTTCTTGGACCAGATCATGACAGTAATCTAGCTGAGTTTTTGGAAGACGCACAACTAGAAGAGTTAGCTAGTGAACTAATAGAAAATTTCACAACTGATAGACAGTCAAGAGGTGACTGGGCTAAATCTTATGTAAAAGGTTTAGATTTACTTGGAATGAAGATAGAAGAAAGACAACAGCCTTGGTCTGGTGCATCAGGTGTCTTTCATCCAGTATTAACAGAAAGTATTGTTCGTTTTCAAGCACAGGCTATGGGAGAGATCTTCCCTGCTTCTGGCCCTGTTAGAACTAAGATTATGGGCAAGCAAACAACTGAAAAGAATGATCAGGCTAATCGTGTAGAAAATGAAATGAATTATATGCTCACAGAAGAAATGACAGAGTATAGAGACGAGACAGAGCAAATGCTCTTTAAGCTTCCTCTCGCAGGATCAGCATTCAAAAAAGTCTACTTTGATCCTCTCTTAGAACGGCCATGCGCAATGTTTGTTCCTGCGGAGGATTTTGTTGTTTCATATGGCGCTACAGATTTAATGACATGTGCCAGATACACACATGTAATGAAAAAGTCATCAAATGAAATAGCAAAATTAATGGTTAATGGATTTTATAAAGATATTGATCTTCCTGATCCAGAGCCAGATATGTCAGATATACAAGAAAAATATGATGAGTTGGATGGAGAGTCAGCTGTTATAGAAGATGATGACAGACATACTTTATTAGAGATACATGCTGATTTAGAATTACCAGAACCGTTCGATGATGCGGATAATATTGCAAGACCTTATGTTGTTACAATTGATAAATCTTCTAAAATGATTTTATCAATAAGGAGAAACTATTATGAAGACGATGAAAAGAAAAAGAAAATTCAATATTTCGTTCATTACAAATATCTTCCAGGGCTTGGCTTCTATGGCACGGGGCTTATACACCTCATTGGTGGGCTTGCTAAAAGCGCTACAAGTATTCTTCGTCAACTTATCGATGCTGGTACTTTATCTAATTTACCAGCTGGTCTTAAAGCTAGGGGTTTACGCATCAAAGGGGATGATTCGCCTCTCATGCCTGGTGAGTTCCGTGACGTTGATGTCCCTGGTGGTGCGATTCGTGACGCGATTACTTTCATTCCTTACAAAGAGCCAAGTTCCGTCTTGTACCAGTTACTCCAAAATATCGTTGATGAGGGGAGAAGGATTGGCTCCGTTGCAGATATACAAGTTGGAGACATCAATGCGCAAGCGCCAGTAGGAACAACACTTGCACTCATGGAGAGATCCATGAAGGTTATGTCTGGAGTTCAGTCTAGACTTCATGCTGCCTTAAAAAAAGAATTAAGAATCATAGCAAGTATTATTCATGACTACATGCCTGCACAATATTCCTATGAGATTGAAGGTGACTTTTCCAGAACAAAAGATTTTGATAAAAGAATTGATGTAATACCTGTTTCTGATCCAAATGCAGCAACAATGTCACAAAGAATAATGCAGTATCAAAGCGCATTACAGTTAGCACAACAAGCACCGCAGCTTTATGATATGGGAAAATTACACAGGCAAATGTTAGAAGTTTTAGGCATTGGTGATGCAAAAGATATAGTTAAATTAAAAGAAGATATTAAACCAAGTGATCCAGTATCTGAAAATATGGCAATGTTAAAACAAGAGCCAGTTAAAGCTTTTAAATATCAAGATCATGAGTCTCACATTGCAGTGCATATGGCCGCTGCAAATGACCCTAAGTTAAAAGAAATAGTTGGTCAGTCACCTTTTGCTGGAGCTATACAGGCTGCACTATCTGCACACATAACTGAGCATGTTGCTTTTCAATATAGAAAAGAAATAGAGCAAAGATTAGGTGTTCCTATGCCAAATGAAGAAAAGCCTCTACCACAAGACGCTGAAGAAGAATTGTCAAGATTGACAGCACAGGCAGCACAAAAGCTTTTAACAGCCAACCAAGCTGAAATGTCAGAAATGGAAGCTAAGAAAAAACAAGAAGATCCATTAACACAAATACAACAAAGAGAACTTGCAATTAAAGAAAAAGAGCTTCAACACAAGATAGAAATGGATAAAATGAAACTTGAGTTAGAGGCAGCAAAAACTAAAATAAACAAAGAGCTTCAAGAAGATAGATTAGAAAGCGAAGACAAAAGAGAAGGTGTAAGAATAGCGGCTAAGTTAGCAACTGATGCGTCTAAGGATCAAAAAGAAGAAGCAAGATTAGCTTTAGATGCAGCGAAACAATTACAGAATGAGTAGAAACGAAACTATATACACGCCAATACTTGGCAAAATAAAGGAGATGAAGGATGCTTGGAGTAGTTATATCACGAGCGGTGGAGCTTCTTCCCATGAAGATTACAGGTATACATGCGGTAAAATCGAAGCGCTCAACATACTGGAAGAGGAAGTGCGTACGCTTGAGAAAAGGTTTATTGAAGATTAAGGGTTTGCAAAATAAAAAAAATATTATAGGATAGCTTACATGTACACAGCACAAAAGAGCATCGAAGATGATGTTAAGTTAAAGTTGCCCCAGCCAAAAGGGTATAAACTTTTAATTAGTATACCTAAAATGGCTGAGAAAACTGAGGGTGGAGTTCACATGCCAGACAAATTAATTAAGCTGGAAGAGACTGCATCTATCATAGGTTTTGTGGTTGAAATGGGTGATGAATGTTACAAAGATAAAGATAAGTTTCCTAACGGACCATATTGTCAAAAAGGAGATTTTGTAATTTTTAGATCTTACTCAGGCACAAGATTTAAAATAAAAGGTGACGAATTTAGATTAATTAACGATGACACTGTAGAAGCAGTTGTTGATGATCCAAGAGGGTATACAAGAGCATGAATGAAAATACAGCAGAAAAATTACAAGTAGAAGAAGAAACCGCAGCACCTGAATTAGAGGTTGAGGTTGTAGACGATACTCCTGAAGAAGACAGGAATAGACCTGCAAGAACAGAAGGCACAAAGCCTGATATTCCTGAAGATGATGAAATAAGTTCATACAAAGGTGATGTTCAAAAAAGAATTAAAACATTGAAGTATGAGTATCATGAAGAGAGAAGAAAAAAAGAAGCTGCTGAAAGAGAAAAAGAAGAAGCGGTAAAACATGCTGAAAGAATACTTCAAGAAAATAACAAACTTAGAAAAACACTAGATGATGGAGAAGCTGTTTTAGTAGAGCAAGTTAAGGGCAAAGCATCTGCTATGATAGAAGCTGCTAAAAAAGAATATAAAGAAGCTTATGAAGCAGGTGATCCAGATAAAATAACAGAAGCACAAATTAAATTAAATCAAGCTCAAAACGAAGCTTTTAGAGTTCAAGATTACAAGCCAAAACCAAGAGCTCAAGAGCCAGAGCCAAAACAAGTTTACACACCAGCCCCTGTACAAAAGCATGAACCAACAAAAGAAGACAAAGCTTGGATGGCTGAAAACGATTGGTTTCAAAAAGAGGGCGAAGAGGCAATGACAGGTTTTGCCCTAGGTGTACATCAAAGTTTAATTAAGAAAGGTATTAATCCAAAAATAGATCCAGAGAGTTATTATGGTGAAATTGACAAAAAGATGAGAGCTACCTTTCCAGATTATTTTAACAAGAATGTTGTGGAGACAGAAGAGGTGACAGCACCTCCACGACAAGCTGGTTCCGTGGTTGCCCCTCCTACGAGAAGTGCAAAAAAACCACGCAAAGTGCAACTGACCTCAACACAAGTAAGTCTTGCTAGAAGACTAGGTCTCAGCAATGAGCAATACGCAGCACAGCTTTTAAAGGAGGCTTCAAATGGCTGATAGAACTTTACGCACAGAAGAGAGCAGAGAAGCAACAAAAAGAAAGGTTACTTGGACTAGACCAAATTCAATCCCTGACCCAGAGCCAAAACCAGGCGTTGAGTACAGATGGATTCGCACCTCAACTCTAGGACAAGCTGACATGACTAATGTTTCTTCAAAGTTTCGTGAAGGGTGGGAGCCAGTGAAAGCAGAAGATCATCCAGAATTAAAAGTGCTGACCGATGTTGATTCAAAGTTTAAAGGCAATGTAGAGGTTGGAGGTTTGCTACTTTGCAAGAACTCCACTGAAAACATGGATGCAAGGAGAGAACATTATAAAGAGAAGAATGATCAACAGATCGCTTCTGTAGATAATAATTATCTTCGTGAGTCCGATTCGAGGATGCCAGTTCTAAGACCAGAAAAGGTAACTCGCACATCTTAATGACGTAAATTTAACCGAGAAGGAACTTAATTATGAGTAGCGTAGCAGCACCATTTGGATTAAACCCAATCGGCAGATTTGACGCAGGTTCATTAGAGGTATTTAGACAATACCCTATTAAATCTGGGGAGAGTACAGCAATAGTGAAGGGCGATATCGTTCAGCTAGTTAATAACAGTAATGCAACTACAATTGCAAAAATGACAACTACTATGGATGGTTCAGCAACAGATCTATGTGGTATTTTCATGGGATGCCGATTTACAGATCCAAATACAAATCAATTGACTTTTAGTCAACACTTCCCTGCAAGTACAGCAGCGGATGATATAATGGCTTATGTAGTAGATGATCCAAATGTATTATTTACTATTCAAGCAGATGGAGCATTTTCTAATGCTAGAGACATCTATGGAAAAAATGCACCTGTGGTACAAGGAACCGCTAATACAACATTGGGTATTTCCCGTGTAGCATTAGATGCTTCTGAAATATCTACAGCAGCAACTGACGGCATTAAAATAATTGACTACTTAGGTGGTGATTTAGGTGATGAGAAGGGAAGTAACTTTCCAATATTGGTTTGTAAATTCAACTATCATCAGTTGTCATCAACTAGTGGCGCAGCTTAAGGGGGTTTAAATGGCGATTTCAAGAGCACAACTCCTTAAGGAGTTATTACCAGGTCTTAATGCTTTATTTGGACTTGAGTACGAAAAGTATGAAGATGAGCATGCTGAAATATACGAGACAGAAAATTCAGAGCGTAGCTTTGAAGAAGAAGTCAAGTTATCAGGTTTTGGGGCAGCCCCAGTAAAGCCTGAAGGTAGTGCTATATCTTTTGATTCAGCGCAAGAGTCATTCACTTCAAGATACAACCACGAAACTGTGGCTATGGGCTTTTCAAT